ACAGCTTCAGCCAATCGCAACGATGGTAGTCCCAACATGGGCCGCCATGCACAACGCTATCTCATAGTGCAGGCACTGAGAGTGGCCATTGATACCAGCACACAACTGCGTGAAAACCAAGCACAGTTCAATTTGATCACTTGTGTACAGTATCCAGAATTGGCACCCAACATGGTGGTACTCAACAATGATCGTGGCGAAACTGCGTTTAGCTTGGTGGATACTCCATTGCGACTGACTCCACAAGAAATCGTTACCTGGGCCACCAACAACAACGGTCTTGGCCTCAGCGCCGGAGACGGAAACTTGGCTGGTGGTGATGCTTATGCAGCAAGTTTCTATCCCAGCTGTACCACCACAGACCTCACAGGAAACGTAGTGGTCACAGCACCAAGTCACATGATGTTGCGTACTATTATACGCAGTGACGCCGTGGCATTCCCGTGGTTTGCACCAGCTGGCCTGCGCCGTGGTGTGGTAGACAATGCGTTACAAATTGGCTATCTACAAGCCCAGACCGGTGAATTTGAACCCTTGGGTGTAAATCAAGGCCTGCGTGATGTGTTGTACAGCAACAATGTCAATCCAATCACATTTATTCCTGGCACAGGTATTACCAACTTTGGTAACCATACCTTGCAAGGCACGGCCACAGCGCTGGATCGTATCAATGTGGCACGTTTGGTGGCGTTCATACGCGGTCGTCTTGAAATCATTGGCAACCAATACTTGTTTGAACCAAACGACACCATCACTAGAGCTGCAATTACCAACCAGATCACAGCACTCATGGTTGACCTGGTCAACAAGCGTGGCTTGTATGATTACTTGGTGGTGTGCGACCTGACCAACAACACTCCGGCTACCATAGATGCCAATGAACTGTATGTGGACATAGCCATCGAACCAGTCAAGGCAGTGGAGTTTATCTACATACCAATGCGTATTCAGAACACAGGAACCATTGCGGCACAGGCGGCAGCGTAGAGCACACAGGCAAATTTCACCATGAATTTGCCTGGCTTGCATGCCATAAATAAACACATACTAGGATGATACCCAAATGACAACAGCCTCACTTACCAAACTAACAGTACCACTGGCCAGCGATCAAAGCACATCGGCACAAGGTTTGCTGATGCCAAAGCTCAAGTTTCGCTTTCGCGTTACTTTTTTGAATCTAGGTGTGACCCAGCCCACAACAGAATTGACCAAGCAGGTCATGGATTTTACACGTCCACAGGTTACATTTGACAACATCGATCTGCCGATCTACAACAGCACAATCCGTTTGGCCGGCAAGCACAGTTGGTCAGATATTACTTGTCAGGTTCGTGATGATGCCGGTGGCAATGTCAGCCGCTTGGTAGGTGAGCAACTGCAGAAACAGTTGGATTTCTTGGAACAAAGCAGTGCTGCTTCAGGCATTGACTACAAGTTTACCACGGTGTTTGAAGTGTTAGACGGTGGCAACGGTGCCAATGCTCCTATTGCTCTTGAAACCTGGACTATCTTGGGTTGCTATCTACAAGGTGTCAACTACAACGATGCCAACTACGGTTCGGGCACAGAACCCATGACAGTGAGCATGACCATACGCTACGACAACGCCTTGCAGACCTTGACAGGTGCTGATGTGGGTGTTGGTGCGTCAATTCCGTTGACAGTCAACAACGTAGCCACAGGCTAACAGTCTATGGCGTTTGGCCAAGACACTCTCCAACCGTTTCCTCCTGGCGAAGGCGTTCGCGATTATCGCCATGCGGAAAAAACTTTCAGAGCCGGTGGCTACGATCTTGCACCTCGCAACAAGTTTTTATTTTATGTTTATTTCAACTTAAACACCAACATACCAGCAGTGGCCAACTTAATTTCTGGCGGCAAAAGCAGTACCATTGGACTCACGGTCAAAACAGCACAATTACCCGGCTACACTATTGATGTACAGACCATGAATCAGTACAATCGCAAACGCTTGGTACAGACCAAGATCAACTACAATCCTGCTCAAATCGTATTCAACGATGATCACAGTGATCTAGTACGCAACATGTGGTATCAGTACTATCAGTACTACTACAGCGATCCGGTCTACAAGTACGGCAACACGCCCAATCAGTCAGGAACCCTGGGAGAAATCAGTAGCTTGCTCAGTGGATTCAGTTACAACAGCAACGACACCTATTCAGCCAGCAGACCTGTGCAAAAATGGGGCCTCAATGGACAAGGCTATGCCAATCCCAGTTTACAGAGTCTGGCCAGCAGTTTGTTAACTGGTCCAGCCAGTGGACAAGAACCTTTCTTCAGAGACATCACCATCTACGGCATGAGCCAAAAAACCTATGCACAGTATACCATGATCAATCCCTTGATCACTGACTGGACTCATGACACCTATGACTATGGTCAAGGCAACGGCATCATGACTCATACCATGAGCATACGCTATGAAAATGTCAAGTACTATTCAGGTGCAGTGGGCGGCGCACAACCCAGTGATCCGGTCACAGGATTTGCTGATCCTTCGCACTATGATGTGGCGCCAAGCCCAATTGCGGTGCCTGGCAGCACTGCCACAGTGGAAAGTCAAGGCTCCATACGACCCAGCCCCAATGGCAGCAAACAGGATCTCCAAAGCCTGGCCCAGGGACAAAACACCCTGCAGAATATTATTGGTGCTGTAGGGCAAGGACTGGTACCCACAGCTGCCAGTTTCCTAAACGGTCAATTGGCCGGTTCCGGTGCCTTGGGAGCTGCCTTGGTCACTGGCCTGGGTGTGGCAGCTGGCATTGGTGTGCCAGGCAGTATCGGTCAAGTGCCCAATGGAACTGGCGGCATGAACTTCCCTACACCGGCCGGTGTGGATGCTGCTACCAAACTTAGAAATCTCATCAGCGGAGGTTGATCATGGCGTCAGTAAATGCTATCAATACCAAGACTGATCTCACAGTTCAAATCTTTGACAGGTTTTACGGTTATGAACAACAGGTACCTGCAGACCAGTATGATGCAGTGAACAGTTACTTTAGATCGGTTTTTGATTCCATCGAAGCCGCGGGAAATTTCACAGTCAGTGTGTTCCGCGTCAGTAACCAAACTGGTATTCCTGTGATGAACCTGTTGCAACAGTTCCAAGGCCAGAGTGCTCCGCAGATAAATCTTACCTTGGCCTATTATCTCAATGGTATACGCAGCTCCAGCACCTTGCTGGGTATCAATGTACCAACTCAACCCAACTTCTACGTAGCCAGAAACATCAGGATCTAGATCATGCCCAATTTCCGTCAAGGCATCTACACCGTGAGGAACCCTGGCAAGTATGTGGGCAAAGGTACACCCAGATACAGATCGGGCTGGGAAATGACCTTCATGATGTTTCTTGACAGCAACGACAACATAGTGCAATGGGCCAGTGAAAGCATCACCATACCCTACAGAAATCCCATCACAGGAAAACAGAGCATGTATGTGCCAGATTTTTTTGTGACTTACCGCGGACGTGACAACACCACACGTGCCGAACTGATAGAAATCAAACCCAAAAAACAAAGCCTGATTGAAAGCCGGATGACGGATCGAGATCGTGCTATAGTAGCAGTGAACTATGCCAAATGGGATGCAGCTACCAAATGGGCACGGCGCAATGGGCTCACATTCCGTGTGATCAACGAAGACCAAATATTCCATCAAGGCAGCAAACGGACCGGTAAATAGGTCATGACCCGTAAACTGGAAGAACTTTTTGACTTTCCGCCCAGTGGTAGCGAAAGTGAGCCCACTGAATCCACTATCACCACTGAACAAACACGTAGCCAGTTGGCGCAGATAGACGCCACCATAGACAAGATTGATGCAGCCTTGCCCACGGTGCGTGATCTTGAAACCGGAGATCGTGAACTGGATGACCTGGCCAGCAAGGCACAAGAAACCTTTGATGATTTGATGGATCTGGGCATGCAGGTAGACAGCCGTTATGCCAGTGAAATATTTGCTGTGGCTGGAACCATGCTGGGCCATGCGCTCACAGCCAAGACAGCCAAGCTAAACAAGAAACTCAAAATGGTAGATCTACAGTTGAAAAAGATGAAAATGGATCAGGACCAGGCCAGCAAGGGTGGTGATCAAGCCGTGGAAACAGCACACGGACAAGTGCTGAGTCGCAATGATTTGTTGGAACGACTCATGGGCACAAGAGACCAAAACAATAACAAAGCATAAATATCGTATAGGGATACAAATATGAAAAATTTTCAAGAATACCTGGCCGAAAGCCAAAGAACCTACAACTATCGCGTGAAAATCGTGGGCGATGTTGAGCCTGGAATGATCAAGGCACTGGAAGAAAAGCTCAAACAGTTTGACCCAGTTAAAATTGGCAGTGTGAAAAAAACACCCATACAGCTCAAGCCTGCAGACTTTCCTGCACATGCCAATGAAAGCGTCAGCTCCATGGATTGTGAATTCCGTTATCCAGCCATTGAGCCACAGATCCAACAGATCGCCCAGTTGCTAGGACTTGATCCCAATCGTATCCGTTTGTTGACCACGCCCTATGAAGAAAGTGTAGATGTGGAACGTGAGCGTGTGGAAGAAGAAAACAAAGACCTGCTCACAGACACTGACTATCCGGCTCCCAACGCAGAACAAAAAGCACTCAGCAAAGATTACTCGGCACCATACGACGAGCATGCTGTGTTGAAGAATGCCTACCGCAGTGACTTCACAGTGGCCGGCGGCAAGACACCGCCTGCCAAGACCACAAATGATTTGCCAATGGGAACAAGTAGCCCAATGACCAAAGTAAAACGCCCACCACGCCCTGCCACTGGTGCCAACCCAAGAGGATAACAGCATGACATTTTTTTACGACCTAAACAAGAAGTTGGCTGACCTGGCCAAGAAACAAGATCTAACTGAAAGTGCTCAGCCAGTGGCTGAACGTAGCACTGGAGACTATTCAGCCAAAAAGGCTGCGGCAGGCAAAGACATTGGCAAGCCAGGAAA